GGTGGTTCTAATGTTGCAGTTGGTCGTTGTGCTTTAAAACTTAATACAGCTTCTAATAATGTTGCAGTGGGTTACCATTCTATGTGTACTAATTCATCTGGAACAGAAAACACTGCCATAGGTCTTGCTTCTTTAAAATCAAACACCACAGCTAATCATAACACAGCATTAGGAAATCAAACTCTATGTAAAAATACAACTGGAGCAAGCAACACTGCAGTTGGTTCTTGTGCGTTAGAAGCTAACACAACAGCCTCAAACAACACAGCAGTAGGATTTTGTGCTTTAAGTGCTAACACAACAGGAGCAAATAACACATCTGTCGGAAGAAGATCAATGTTAGATAATAGCACAGGAGCAGGCAATGTAGCTTTAGGTCTAAATGCTTTGGAAAATAATACTACAGCTAATGATAATGTATCTATTGGATTAAGTTCTATGGCTACTAACACAACAGGAGCATCAAACGTAGCAGTTGGAAAAGATGCTTTAGGTTCTAACACAACAGCTGATAACAACACAGCAGTCGGATTTAAATCTTTAGAAGCTAACACAACAGGTCAATGTAATGTAGCAATTGGTGCAGATTCATTAGACAGTAACACTACAGGAAGTGGAAACGTAGCAATCGGTGCAGATTCTTTACAAGGAAATACTACAGGTTTTTCAAATGTTTCTATAGGAGAAGATGCAATGAAAACTAATAGTACAGCCGCATGTAATGTAGCAATCGGTGCGGCAGCATTATGTACTAATAGTACAGGACACTCAAACGTTGCAATTGGTTATACAGCTTTAATTTGTCAAACAACAGCTAATAACAATGTAGCAGTTGGTTTTGCTTCTGGTCGTAAAACTACTACAGGTGCAGGTAATACAACAGTGGGTACTAATGCTGGGTGTAATCTTACATCAGGTAGTAATAATACTTTTCTAGGAGATATAGCTGGAACTGATTCTGTAAGAAATACTGCGGCTGGAGATAATGAAATTGTAATAGGTAATAACTCAAATACATCAGCTTTTATAAAAATTTCTTTTACAGTAACTTCAGATTTAAGAGATAAAACACAGATAAAAGATGTTCCACATGGTTTAGATTTTATTAATCAAATAACACCCATTGAATATAAATTTAAAAAATCAAGAGAAGATGAAACACCTAGTGGTCCTACAAAATATGGATTTAAAGCACAAGAAATTTTGGCTTTAGAAGGCGATAATCCTGTAATTATAAATAATGAAGATGAAGAAAACTTAAAATTAACTGAGGCACATTTAGTACCAGTATTAGTTAATGCAATTAAAGAATTAAAAGCAAAAATAGACGAATTAAAAAACAAATAATGCTTAATACATACATTGTAGAGGGTGGAGTTGGTAAGTGTGCTGCATTTACATCTTTAATTCCAAAACTTAGAAAAAAATCAGAAATTCAAATATACACACCTTACATAGATTGCTTTGCTGGAAACCCAGATGTTAAATTAGCTTTAGAAGAAACACTACCTTTACAAGACCCTAGAATAATGGCATCAGATAATATTTATTATAGTGAGCCTTACAAATCTAACTTTCAATTTGGCAAACAACATCTAATAGAAAGTTATTGTGAATTACATAATGTTGAGTTTGATAAATTTATGAAACCTAAAATTTATACAGATCGACATAAAGATAGTGTTAAAGAATGGTTAGATAAAAACGAAATAAAAAAATATATATTAATACAATTATCTGGTGGTCAATCTAAATGGAATTATGCAGACAATGTTCAATATCAAAACATAAACCCTAATAGAAATTACCAACCTTTTTTAGCACAACAATTAGTTAATATGTTGTTAGAAGAATATAAAGATACAACTATTATTAATTGTGTTTTACCTAATGAACCACATTATCAAGGCACTATAAGATGTGATCTTCATTGGTCACAAATACATGAAATGTTAAAAGGTTCAGAGGGTTTTGTTAGTATAGATAGTTGTTTAAATCACTTTTCAGCATCAGCAGAAAAACATGGTGTAGTCATTTGGGGTTCTACTAGATGGACACAATTTGGTTACTCGCATAATAAAAATTTACAATTTCACATGACAAATAAGTGGATTGAGGAAAAATTCATTGATAATGACCCTAGAAACAACATGGTTGAACCTAAATTAATTATTGATGAATTTAAAAAACTTGATACAAATAAACCCGTTGCACTAGCAACAGAATAGGAGAAAACATGGCAAGAACAACAGAAGAAAAGGCTCAAGACTATACAGCTATGGGTCATTCAGTAACACTTATTAATGAAGTGATTGCTGGAACACAAATGGCAGATGAATCAGCCGAAGATAGACAATCTTGTGTAGACAGAAATGTTGAACACTTAGAACTTATGGTTGCTAAAGATGATTGGGGTAGTGAAGATATGACTACTATTAATTCAGCAATTACTGCTGGACAAGGTTACACAGCAAGTTAAGGAATATATGATTACTATTGATGGTCAAGACTATGCTAGAGAAAAGATGTCAGATGAACAATTACAATTATTTGGCATCATCTCTAATTTAAGTAACGATAAACAAGAACATTTAAGAAAAGCAGAACAAAAAGAAATATTAATACAGCATTACATAACTAAGTTTAAAGAAGCTACAGACAAACCAAAAGAAAAGTAGGCACTATGCAGTTAAGCAAACATTTCACATTAGAAGAATTTGAAAAGAGCCAAACTGCAACTCGAAAAGGTATTAAAAATAAAGCTGGTAGTGGAGAGATTAAAAACTTAGGCGATCTTTGTTATGAAATATTAGAGCCTGTCAGAGCAAAGTTTGATAAGCCTGTTACAATTACATCTGGCTATAGATCAGAGGAATTATGCGAGGCAATAGGTTCAAAAAAAACATCACAACACACTACAGGCAACGCAGTTGATTTTGAAATAGCTGGTGTATCTAATCTTGAAATTGCACTTTGGATTTCTAATCATTGTAATTTTGACCAGCTTTTGCTCGAGTACTATACGGGAGAACCATCATCTGGGTGGTGTCATGTTTCCTATAACTCTGAAAAAAATAATAGAAAACAAGTCTTAACATTTGATGGTAAATCATATACTAATGGATTACCTGATGCAAAATGGTCTGGTGGAAAGATGAGTAATTAATATGGCAAAAAAAAAGAAAACTAAAAAAGTTCCTAAAGGTTATCATAGAATGCCTAATGGCAAACTGATGAAAGATTCAGCTATGAAAAAAAGAAAGAGAAAATACTAATGGCTATGAAAAAACCTATATATGCTAAAGCTAGACCAAAAAGATTAGGGAAACCAAAATCTTTTAACAAAAAGTCTAAAGCATATAAGTCAGCAAAAAGAAAAGCTGATAAGAAGTTTGGTAAAAAAGTATCTCTTTATAAAAACATATTCATTTCACAGGCTATCAAAAAGTATAAGCCAAAGAAAAAAAAATAATGGCTAAGTTAAACGCATTACAGAAAATAGAATCACACGAAAAACTTTGTCGTATTATGCAGAAATTAACTCACGATAAAATTCATTCAATAGAAGAAAGAGTAAAAAGATTAGAGAAAATTTTACTAATCTCAACAGGCTCATTGATTAGTGCTATGGGCTATGTAATATTTACATTATTATCAAAATAGTTTACAAGCGATACTTGTATGGCGAATAAAAAAATTTTAGTAATAAGCGATATGCATCTGCCATATCAACATAAAGATTCAATTACATTTTTAAAAGAAATAAAAAAAGAATTTAAGCCAGACAGAATAGTCAACATAGGCGATCTTTTAGATTTTCATGCAATATCAATGCACGAACATAACCCAGATTTATATTCTGCTGGAATGGAATTAGATAAAGCTAAAGAATATATAAAAGAACTAGAGGCTATATTCCCAGAAGTAACAGAAGTAGATTCAAATCATTCTAGCTTAGTTTATAGACGAGCATTAAAATATGGAATGTCTAAACAATTTTTAAAACCTTATGGAGATTTTTTAGGTACTAGAAAATGGAAGTGGATAGATGATTTAACACTTACTATGTCTAATGGCCAAAGATGTTTCTTTACTCATGGAAGAAGTGCAGATGTACTTAAAGTAAGTCAAGCAATGGGTATGTCGGCTGTGCAGGGTCATTACCATACAAAATTTGTAATTAGTTATTGGGCAAACCCAGATAATTTATTTTTTGGCATGAATGTAGGTTGCTTAATAAATCAAAAAAGCATGGCATTTAATTACGCAAAGAATTTTAAAACTAGGTTTATTCTAGGTTGTGGAATTATATTAAATGGAATACCTAGATTATTACCTATGGTGCTTGACAACAAGGGTAATTGGATTAAGAAGATAGTATGACCTCAAATACATTAAAAAAGACCCTTTTAAAGAGCCACAGAGCCACACAGACCAACGATTCAGCATTTTCTGACCAGGTATCAGGGAATCACTATAAGAACCTTAAAATACAGCCTTTGACTTATTGCATGGCAAATGACTTTAATGCTTGTCAAACTCATATTACTAAATATATTTCTAGATATAATTTAAAGCATAAAGATAAGAAAAAACAAATAGAAGATTTAGAAAAAGCAAAGCATGTAATTGATATGCTAATAGAGGAGATAAAAAAATAATGTGGTTGAATTTATTATCGTTAGGTGTAAAGACAGGAGCGAAGCTATATCAAAATAAACAACGAACAAAACAATTAATTTCTGATGCACAAATGCTTCATGCAGAGAAAATGAGCAAGGGCGAAATTGAGTACAAAGCAAAAGTTATTGAAAGTAATGACAATGGGTTTAAAGATGAATTTGTCCTTATTCTTATATCTTTGCCTATTCTTATACTGGGTTATTCTATTTTCACTGACGACCCTGAAATTCGTAATAAGTTAGATATTTTTTTTGAATATTTTTCAAATTTACCTTATTGGTATCAAGCAATTTTTATCGGTGTAGTATCTGCGATCTATGGTCTTAAAGGTGCTGACATTATGAGAAAAAAATAGTATCATGTCTTAATGACAGATGCAGTAATTATAGACGCAGAATTTCAAATTGAAAGTAAGTATAACCCTTATGGTCATTTTGTTGCTTTAAAATTTGTAGATACTATTCCTGATAAACCTAAATTGTTAAAAACAATTCAAGATTTAACATCACATGATGATGTAGAATTAATTGATTATAATTATAAAGAAATAAAAATTACTTCTAAGACTAGTTTAAAGTATTTTGATATAACTAGAAACTAGGGCAGTTACAAACCAGATTAAGAAACCACCCCAGCCAAATTATTAACTTTTGCTAATAACTCTATTTACTAACTGATAAAAAAGGAGCAATCCTATTCTCGTTAGTAAAATTCATTTATGATCTAGTCAACTTTTCTATTGCTAGATTGTTAATGGATTGTGTTTTTAAATTTTCACAATAGCTATGACCATTCTTTGATTCTATTTTATAATAAAGGTATAATTTTTTTTTATCTGAAAGTTCTTTTTTAACTTTCTTATACCTATCATCATTACTAGCTTTAGTTTTTGCTAAAGATACAGCCATAGTTTCATTAGTTATTTTTTCATTAACAACATAATCAAATACTTCCTGAACCTGATCTTTTACTTCGTCATAATCTATTTCTGATCTAATAAACCTTTTATCAAGGGCATCTAGATATGAAATAATCTGATGTGGGTCAAAAGATTGTGGTCGTATTTGTATGTATTTTGGTTGTTCAGACATTAACCTAGTTCTTGTTCATATTGATCTGGGTTAAAATCAGTTGCATTTTCTTTAGCCCAATCTATTTCATCACTTGGACTACTTGGCAACTTATCATCAGTAAGCTGATAACCTTGTTTAGCTTGTTGATAATTTTGTTCTTGTTGTGGTTGTGGAGTATAACCAGTTTTAACAAATGGTTTAACCATAAAACAAGTTACATCTTCGGTTTCTCCATTACTATATTTGGTTGCCTCTCCTTGTTGTGTTTTACTGCCCCATTTAAGAACATGGCCAGATTGTGTGTACTCTTGTACTTCTGGACTGTTTAACCAATTGCTAAGTTCAAAAATACTATAAAGTTTTTTAGTTATAGTACATTGAAATTGTGCTTTGTTTGAAGATGCTTGAAATTCAAACTTTGGCGATTTGTTTCCTGTGCTATACAATCTTAATGTAAGACCACAGAATGGTAGTTTTCCTTTTTCTTGTATCATGTTTTTATCCTTTTACTGTTTTTGTTTTTTTTTTAGGTTTATTGTTTTCCATTGCTAACATCATATATTTAGCACCTAGAAAAGCATTAAACATTTCTTTATTTAAAGGAAGTTCCTTTACTTCAATCTTGCTATCTTTTTTAGGCAACCTTATGATTAAACCTTTAGCAATTTTTTGTTTAGTTTCTTCCTCGTAGGCATACTTATAGGCATTCAACTGTAATGTATAATCAAATGATATATGATTACTTGTTTTAATATCTGCTAAAACAAGATTGCCTTGCTTATCCTTTAGGACAAGATCAAGAGTACCAGCATAGTTATGTTTTTTAGAAAATATTTTTTTTTCTAATTCAACTACTTGGTATTCTTGGGTTTTCCACCAATCTAAAAATAAATTCCAGCAATTAACAACTGCCTTATCAGATTGGATAGGAATTTTTTTACCTTGAAGATAATCTTCAATTAAACCATGTACTACACTTCCAACTAAACCAGCATCAACTTTTACTTTTTCAGTTTTATTTGTAGCTTGATGTATTATTCTTTCAAGGGATACTCTGTCTAATGTTTGACCATTATCCATAATATTATTAATTGAATCTTTTATCTCTCTTATTGGAGTATAAACTAACCAATTAACTAATTGTGGTTTAGGAATACCTCTGCCACATATTCCTGTTACACTTTCAACTTTCTCGCCATCGCAATAATAGATGTGGTTTTGATCGTCAAAGTTTAACTCGATACCATTTTTTAACTTATGTTTTATATACATGTTTTTCCTTTTTCTAGTTTAATCGTTCTA